GGCTCCTCCGCCCGATGTATCTAGTATGGCAGATCTCCTGACTTAAGACAAACCAGGGCGGTGTGGTGTGCGCCACACCGCCCCGAGCCGGCTCAGGCTTTGGAGATCTCCCGAGCCAGGATGCCGGCCACCTGGGCGCGTGCCTGGGCGATGGTGGCGAACCGAGTCACGTCGGTCTGGCCAGTGGTCACGTCCAGGCTGGACCAGTCATTGACCAGGTAAGCCTGGCCATAGACCGCGCGGTATGCCTTGGGGAGCGTCACCCGCACGCAGACCGTGCGGCCATTAACCGTGGTGTGCTGGACGGTGCGGCCATACTTATCGCGCTCCAGGTATTGGGTGGTGATCGGGGCGGTGGTGGTGGTGTTCATGGGGTGCTCCTCAGCAGGTGGTGGTGGGGTGGGCGCTGGCTGGCCCGATGACTTAAGTATGGCATACCCTGGCTTAAGACAGCAACTCCTGGGAGTGTGACCCCAGACACAGAGCAGCCCCGACCCTTTCGGATCGGGGCTGGCTCGGATCTCTCAGGCTGCCACGTACTCCTGGCCGCAGACCTGGCAGGTGGGGCGGCAGCGCTCCAGCACGCCACGGCTGGCGCGGATCGAGTCACCACACCCGCAGGTGGCTTTGGCCAGGTTGCGGTCTCCGCGCCGACGCGGGCCAGCCACGGGGGCAGGGGTGCCCTTGGTGCGCTTGCCTGGGCCAACCGGCACCAGGCCCTTGACGGCATCCGTGCCCAGGTGGTCTAGGTGAGCCTCAGCGGTCTGGGCTGACTTCTCCAGGCCCCGAGCGATGGTGGCAACTAGCACCTTCCAGGTGGCCTGGCCGGCAGCGTCCAGGCTGGTGGAGTTATAGCCCCTCCAACCTTCACCCGTGACCGTCAGGCCATGCTCCTCAGCGGCAGTCTTAAACTTGGCGTTGTGCCGACCGTTCACGTCGGTGTCCAGGATGCCCCGAGCCAGGTTGCGGGCGTGCGCTGCCTCATGGAGCAGCGTGCCAGCGACAGCCTCAGCGCCACGGGCCAGATTCTCACCCGAGATCATAATTTCAAAGCGGTCAGCCTTGACGGGCTGGCCAGCCTTGGTGCCAGCCCTGGGAGCCCAGACCTGGGCAACCGTGGTGTGGCCCCAGGCCACCATGTCTCGCTTAACCACGATGGTGACGTTGGGAGCGTCGGGGTAGCGGCGCTGGATCTGGCGGTAGGCGGTCTCCAGAGCCTTGACTGCGGGGCTCAGGTCAGCGCCCAACTTGACGGTGACCTTGGCGGTGGTGCGGGCGGTGGTCTTGGCGGTGGTGCTCATGGTGTGCTCCTCAGCAGGTGGTGGGCGGCTCTCTCGCTGCCCGATGACTTAAGTATGCCACACCCCTGCCTTAAGTCATAATCCTGGGAGTGTGACGTAGGCCACACCGTCTCGGTTTGACTCTGATTCTGTCTTATGGCAGTATTTGTCATGGTGGAGAAGGTCTTGCCTTACACCTAAGCCTTGGGTGGCTTAGGTCAAGATCCAGTGTAGACAGCCTGGGATCTCCGCGCGTAGCATCCGAGCAGATTCGGCACCCCGACAACTGCCGGCCAGGCACCCCGACGATTGAGCGGCACCCCTGGAGGCTCGGAGCGGCACCCCGAGAAGCGAGACCCTTTCGACTTCCCAGGAGATGCACCATGGCTGCCGACGCCATTACCCAGCGCTACCTACGTGAGCGCGAAACCATCGTGAGCCGGATCGAGGGCGTTAAGGCCACGTCAATTGAGCAGAAGCGAGACCTGTCAGAGCAGGATATGAAGGCGCTGGCTGACTGGCAGGGGCGGATCAAGGAACTTGACTCGCTCATTGACCTGGTTTCGTTCGACGTGGAGATGAACACCGACGTTGCCCACCGCATTGCGGCGGTCTCGGCTGAGATGGATAACCAGCCAGTCACCTACCGCTCTGCGGGTGAACTCCTCTGGGACGTGCTGCACTACGGAGAGAATGAGAGCCGCAGGCGCTATGAGAAGTTCACCAGCCGTGCTGCCCAGCACATGGGCACCAGCGCGGCCAGCACCGTGCCGGTAGCAGGTGGGCTCGGAGCGCTGGTGGTCTCCCAGGTCTATGGCCCCGTCATTGACGTGGTGCCGACTGGCAGACCGTTCCTGACGCTGCTGGGCGTGACGCCGGCACCGTCGTCTCTGGCGTTCATGAGGCCCCGCATCGTAGACCCGGACATTGACACGGGCGTGGGTGTCCAGACGCTGGAGAAGGCTGAACTGGCCAGCAAGAAATTCGACATTGCCACCGACCCGCTGACCCTCCAGACCGTGGGCGGTTACCTGAACGTCAGCCAGCAACTCATCTCGCTGGTGGCATCCTCGCTGGATATCATCGTGGGGCAACTCAATAAGCGGTTGGCTCGGGCCACCGAGCGGGCGGCTCTGGCGGAACTCGCCAAGAGCACCGCCAAGATTCCGCTGGCCGCTGACGCTGACGCGGCCACGGTGCTCCAGGCTATCTATGATGCCAGCGCGCTGGTGTACGCCAACACTGGAGAACTCGCCACCTGGCTGGCTATGGGACCCGATGGGTGGGCGCGGCTCGGTGGGCTGACGGATCTCGCTGGCCGGCCACTTTTCCCGTACCTGGGAGCCACCAACGCTGCCGGCACCGCCAACGCCACCACCTTTGAGATGACTGGCCCCGCTGGGCTGCGCACCACGGTGACGCCGGCCATTACGGATGACACCTATTGGGTGGGCAACTCCAACGCGCTGGAAGCGTATGAGTACCGCTATCCGCTGCTGGAGGCAGTGGAGCCGAGCCTGCTGGGCCGGCAGGTTGCGGTGGCCTCATCCATGGTGTTTTACCGCCCCACCACCGCTGAGGCTGGGCCTGGCAACGTGCCACCCGCCGAGGCCAACGGTGCCGTTCACATCGCCCCGTAGGAGGCTGCCATGTCTGACGTAAGCCAGCAGGATGACTCGGAGCGGGAGCCGGAGCAGACCGAGGCCGAGGGCCAGCAGTGGAATGACAACGGGCCACCCGAGACCGAGTGGAATGACAACGGAGCCCCTGAGGAGCAGGACGCTCCCCAGGAGGCCCCAGGAGCCACGGAGAGCCCCGAGGAGACGCCGGAGGACGTGTCACCCGAGCCCGAGCCGGAGAGCGTCCAGGAGCCCGATGAGCCGGCACGCCGGCCATACCAGGAGGGCGAGAGTCAGTGAGCCTGGGCTACTACGATCAGTCATACCCGCCGAGCCTCTTTGCCCCACCGCCTGTGGTGGTGCCGGCCACGGGGGCAACGGCTGGCACCCCTGGCACCTTCACGCCGGCTGGCAGCACCACGCCGGCCACGGGCGGAGACGTGGCCAGCCTGACTGCTGAGCCCCAGACCGCCTGGACCACGGGCCAATGGGTGCAGGCAGCCAACGGTGACCAGCGCTGGTGGAATGGCGTTGCGTGGGTGGTGGGCAAGGCACTGTGACTGTCACGCCGGCACCGTCGTGGACCGAGGATCTGACAGAGGTGATCTCTCGGGCCATGGCGGTGCTCCGGCTGGACCCCGCAGACCAGGATGCTCAGCGGATCTCCGAGGCGGCTGCCGCTGCGGCGCTCCTGGTGGATGACTACCTGGACCGAGGGGCTGACTACTTCACCAGCGCCGACGTGCCCGAGCCCGTGCTGGGGGCCACGGTGCAGGGCACCGTGGAGATCTACCGCAGGAAGGATGCCCCGTTTGGCGTGGCCTCTGGCTGGAGCGTGACCGATGAGGCCCAGCCGCTGCGGATCGGCACCGACTGGCTTAAGGGCGTGGAGACTCAGATCTCGCCATACCGCATGTCATTCGGGGTGTGGTAATGCCAGCCACCAGCGCCATTGAACTGGCCAGGACGCGGCTGCTGAGCACCCTGGCGGGGCTCCAGAGCACGCTGCCCCCGTGGCGGTTCCATCGGTATCCGCCTACTGAGGTGGTGAGCCCATGCGTCTGGATTGACTACCCCACCATCACGCATGAGAGCCCGTGGGTGGTGGCATCGTTCCCCATTGTCATTGGGCTGGATGGTGCCGACCACGCCCAGGCGGCTGCCTTTGACTTTGCGGTGGCCCATATCTGGGATGCCCTGAATAGCACCGAGGATTGCACCGTTTCCCTAGCAGCCCCATGGGCTCGGGACATTGGCGGACCCTCCAGCCGGCTCTATGTCATCACCGTTGCGGTGGACATAAGCGCCGACACTCTTTGCCTTAATCCGCTTTACACAGAATCCGCAACCGCCTGAAAGGTATGGCCATGGCCATTATTGAAAGCAAACTTAAGACCGGCATACTCACGCTGGGCGGTACGGGTGTAAACACCTCTGGTGATTGGGTGGTGACGGGTGGCGATTCATTCGCATGCCAGGCCACCAACGTGCGGGTGACCCCGAGTTATGAGGATGAGGGAGACCCGCTGGAGACGTTGTGCGGTGACACCATCGGGGCCAGCAAGAAAGAGTCTTGGGTGCTGGCGGGAACTTCCATCCAGGACTTTGACGATCCGGCAGGGTTCCTGGCCTACTGCTTTGAGAACCGCATGACAGATCAGGGCTTCACCTGGCAGGCCAACGTGACCGCTCCGCTCTGGCAGGGCATGCTCACCGTGGTGGCGCTGGAGGAGGGCGGAGACGTTAACACCAGGCTGACCACCGACTTTGAGTTTGCGGTGGTGGGCACCCCGAGCCGTGGCCTGGCCACGGGTGGCGGTGTCATGGCCAACGCTGCCCAGACCAAGGGCACCCAGCCGGCTGCGCGGCAGGAGCCCACCAAGGGTGCCGAGCGGGAGCCCGTGCCGGCATGAGTTCCAGGGTGACCGTCAAGGGAGCCCACCAACTAGCAGCATCACTGGACACCTTCACGGACTCGCTCCAGCACCAGGAGCGGGCCGATGCGGAGGCAGCAGCGGTGCTGACCAGCCGGCTCCGGCAGACCGCTCCGCACCGTACTGGCCAACTCGCGGCCAGCATCGGGCCGAGCAAGGCTGCCGGCTCAGTGCGGGTGGTGGTGGGCGTGCGCTATGCAGCGCCAGTGATCTCGGGTGTGCCGAGTCGTGGCATAAGGCCGAACCGCTTTGCAGACCGCACCACCAAGGCTGCCGAGCCGGCTCTACAGAAGGTCTATGAGCAGCAGGCCACCCAGGACGCGGCCAAGATCAGGGGGGCATGATGAGCACGCTGCGGCATCGGTTCCGCGTGGAGGTGGATGGGCAGCCCTTTGAGATCCAGACCACCGCCAGGGACATGGCCAACGCCGAGACCGATGAGGAGCACGCGGGCGGGGTGTGGACCACGTTCAGGCTGGTGCATGCGGCCATGCTCCGGCTGGATCTCCCCGTGCCGGCCAGCCTGGATGCCTTTGTGGACGTGCTGGATGAGGTGACCGCGCTGGACGCTGACATGGCCGACGCTGAGCCGGACCCTACGCACGCGGCGGTCTAGGAGAGACTGCCGTGAGACTCGCTATCACCACGGGAGTGCCAGCCCAGGCGTGGCTGGATGACCCGCGCGCCATGGCCACCGCTACCAGGCTTAAGTCAGAGAAGTGGTGGTGAGCCATGCCTAAGGTCGTGGTGGAGTTTGACGCTGACACCGCTGGCGCTATCCGAGATGTGGACAAACTAAAGCGGTCTATGTCGGGTGTTGGCGACGGTATGGATACCGACCTGGACGCCAACCTGAGCAAGAGTGAAGGCAAGATCAAGGGGTTTGGCAGCAAGGTCAAGGCTCAGGGCATGGCCATT